GCATACCGAAAGTCTTACATCAACTATTTCCATATTATATAATATAAGGTTTATCTCTATCAAGTTCTGCTTGAATCTTCTGCATTTTCTTGTAATGGGCTAAAAGTTTTTCTATCTCCTTCTTTTTATATTCAATAGGGTATAGAGTTTCTTTCCCATTTCTGTCAATATGTATTATCTCTAATTGTTTTATATTAAAATTAGGATTAATATACTGCAACATAAATGCATAGAGTGAAAGTTGGCACGTATACCGGCCAATCGAACAGTCCTGTATTGTATTTAATGGATATTTCATCATTACGTTAGATTTTGTGCGTTTATCGTAATAAGAAGTTGTCTTTAATTCTGCGTTAGTCTTTCAATCCCCAATGTATATATCATTTCCATTTTTAATAATTAAGTCCGCTTGCCCGCTAATTCTTAGTCCGTCATAATCAATTGCAATAAGAAATTCTGGGTATATTGCGCGTTCTTTATCTAGTTTATAATAATTAGACGTACAATTATAATCTCCAACACAATCTTTAAATCCATATCTAGACAAATCGAAGTGTTTGTTTCCATAAAATGACAATTCTTTTATTAAATGCTGTTCGCTGCCATGCTGACAAGCTTCGTCTTTTTTATCTTTCCACTCTTTTAAAATTTGGGTTTTAGCTTCATCAAATTTTTCTAAATCAATGTCTAATTTTTTTAAGAGTCTTTTATCAAATGTCTTTGTGGTTAAAAGGGTTTTCTTAATAATAGAAAAATTTTCTGAATCTAGTACTCTTTCAAGAGCTTTATAAGAAGCCCAAAAATCTTCCTGAAACGGTTGTTCATAAGCTGCTATTAACTGTGTAACTGATATATATGGCTTCATATCCTGCTTGTTATAGTACTTATGAGACTCGTCATTAAAGAAACATACATCATTTTCTTTATCTACTTTAATTCCGTTTATATACTTTTCTTCGATTCCTTGTAATTTCGGCATGGTTTATTCGTTTTCTACATATTTCCATTTAAATCCTCCTGCGGTTTTTCTAGCTCTATTACCCTTTGCAAGGGACGAAATACTACTGGCGGAAATCCCTGTCTTTATAGATGCGCTTTTTACGCTGTCAAATGTATTTATTACGTTTCCAAGCAAATCTAGTTGCTGTATTGGCTTGTTACTTCTATCGATATATTTCTCTACTTTACTTGTTTCTGTAAATGATCACATATATTTTTTATAGCTATATCATCCAGGTTTGTTATTACAGCAATTAGATATATTTATTGGATACCCATCCACACTCTTTGCGGCGTCGTGAAGAGAAGCATATTTTTTAATAAAGTTTCCATTTAAATCATATTGATAAACTTCTTTTCCTAATACATCCTTTAGTTTTTGTTTAACCTCGTCAGATGTTACATTCCCAACACCATTCTTATTTCCAATTAACGCTTTTGAAATTTTCTTTTTTGTTTCTTCAGTAAGTTTAGGATGTTTTTTGTGTGTAGGCTTTGATTTTTTAAAACTTTCTACTCTTCTTGCTATTTCTTCCGGAGTTTGAATATGGCCTTTTCGATTAGCGGAGCCAATCCCTCCTTGCATCATATTCATACATAATTTATCTGTTTCCCATAAATTCCCTATTATAACTTTTTCTCTTTCTAAATTAATTACGTTAGATGGATTTATTTCTAATATTTCTTTAATGTAAGTAATTCCAGAAATTGCTCCATATTTCTTAAAATATGACTTACAGAAAATTCCAGATCCAGTATATGGGTCGTTATTAATATTATTTCCATAATAAGTTCTTTTTCCTATATAATATCTTCCTGCTGGGAATCCACACAAAAAGTGAATTTTGTATATATAAAAAATTTTATTAGTTTGTCTTGGCATATTAACATATTTTCATTTAAAACATCTATTAATTTTCTTCTATTGAATCAAAATCTCTATGAGCTAAAATATATTCACATTTAAGAGGGTCATAATTAGGGGACACTTCTCCTTTTTTTAATTGTTGTAACCACTTTTCTCCACTTCCTCTAGATGGTGGGAGTCTTTTAGAACAACCACAATTTGCACAAATATATGTTGTGGCTAACGAAAGATCTTTTTGACATTCAAGTAATTGCACTCTTAAGTCTTCAATTGTCTTTTCTTTTTCCGCGTTAATTTCTTGAAAATGATCATTACTTTTTCTAATTTCAGCAATCGCGTCCCGCATAGTTTCTACGGCGGTATTTTCATTTTCTAACTCAGGCTTCTTTTTAGCAGCTTTAGGATTCACTCACCAAACCACCCCACCACAAGTTAAGATGCTTATAATAGCTGATATAAGTATTCCTCAATCCATTATATACTATATTTTATGTGTAATTTAAAATTTACTTATTAATCCAACTGCAAATATACTAAATAATTTTTATTATAAAAAATTATTTTAAAATGCAATATTTATTTCGTATTTTTGTGGAAAAATAGATTTTTAACCTAAAATAAATATATTATGCCGAGCAAGATAAGATTAGGAGTCCCATATACTACAAATGAGGGTGGTTACAATTGATTTGAAGCACAGAGTTTAGATACAAATCAATCTGGACACGCATCATCCAGAAATCCTACTACTGGACGAATATTAAAATCGGAATCACATCCAACTTTTCCAAAAACTGTAGTTGGGGAAATAAATGCCGGAATGCATTTTTACAGAGATCCTCAAGGAAATCTATATACATCAGAGCAACCAATGTCTGAAAAATATCCATATAACATGATATTTCAAGATGTTAATATCCCTATTGATATGGATTGATTAAGAAAAAGACAAGCTTTTGCTGAAAGCGGCTTTAAGAATAATACAACAAATCATAAAGAGGCAAGTGGGCTATTTCAAATAAGACCAATCGCATTAAAAGAGTATGTTAATGCTACTGGTGATAATGGAGATTTATCAGATCCGAAGTATAACAAAAAAGTAAGAGATTGATATTTTGATTTTATTTATAATAATAGAATTACCCAACACGATAATCAAGTTGAACATTTAGCCAGAACTCTAGCAGCATATAATTGAGGTCTTGGAAATTTGTCAGCTAATTTAAAAGAACATCCAGACAATTGATTACAATATGCACCAAAAGAAACTAGAGATTACGTTAATTTTATTTTATATGGCGATGATATTGACTCTCGCTTAAACGAAGACCAATATCAAAAAGCAGTTGCTATGCAACAACACTTAAAATCAGGAGGAATATTACTTGCTAAATCTGGAATTCATATAAAGCCAGAAAACCGCGGTAAATTTACAGCTCTTAAAAAGAGAACTGGAAAAAGTTCTACTTGATATAAAGAACATGGAACTCCATCCCAGAAGAAGATGGCAACTTTTGCTTTAAACTCCCGGCATTGAAATCATGACAAGGATTAAAGGCTCTAGATTTGGTACTGTGTCAAATCGTAAAGCAGCTAAAGATACAGCTGCGGATGTCGTATTTTATGGAGACGATGATTCTGGATTAGAGTTTAAAAGACCTCGTTTAAAACGTGTATATGATCGAGCTAAAGAAAATTACGCGTTTACAAAACAAACACAAGACATAGAAGCTGCAGCAGAAGCAAATCCAACTTCAGATATACAAACATATATACATAATATACAAAAGCCTATTGGAAAAGCAATTACGTATGGATTAATGGGAATTGGCCCGTTAGGAATTACAACAATCTCATTACCTGAACTGATTGGCGGAACCGCATTAGGATCTATTGGATATAATTACGGAGCTAAAAAAGGTGCAGAAATTGATAAAAGAAGACATGGCTATACTAATAACGAAGAGGCTTTGGGATTAGCTATGTGAACTCTTACTGGTGCAGCAGGGTCTCAGCTTGGTAGGCTTGGAGAAACTGTAATATTAAACCAATCTTATAGAGCCATTCCATTTAATGTACAAAATTTAAAAGAAGGGTTATCCGATTATAAGTTATATAAAAATAATCCCGAAACTAAAGTTGTTTTCTCTCACAATAAATTTAAATCTGTTGTAAAAGGAGTTAAACAAGATTTATCCGAATTTATTAAAACAGAAACAACCAAAAGTGATGGAGCGTATATGACTGATGATTCTGTAGGAAAATTAACTGTTAAAAGAGGAAAGGCTTTAGGTGTTGAAAATATAATTGGAGAAGGCAAAATTGCATTTAACGCACCTGACCAAGGAACAAATATTACAACAGCAATTCCAAATAAAAGAGCTCTTAGATGAGTTGCAGATAAACTATCTCGTGTAATACGCTCTGGAGATTACATAGGAAATGATAGCCCCTATCCTCCTCTTGGAAGAAAACTTTTAAAAAATATAAAAGTTACAAATAATGAAGAATCTTTTGGGTATTCTGTAGATGCCTACAATCAAATATTAAAAGTTGGAAATAAGCCTAATGGTAAATTTGAAATAAGATATGCTATAAAACCATCTTTAAAATTTAATAATCTAGGAACTTCTGAAACATCCAAATCTATTATAAATCAACAAAATAATATACATGATATTTGAGATAAACGAGCTTTTGTAGAAAATATTAATAAAATAATAGGAAATAGAGGTGCAAAAGCTTGAATAACAGTAGATGGAACAATACAAATTCCTCATCCTTATTTATTGGTAAAATAATGAAATTAGCTTATAGTAAATGATTGCCATTTGAAGGATTCTATGCAATAACTTTATTTGGATTCCTTATAAGAAGAGAAAGATATAAAAACAAGCCAATAGAACCTGTTGTTTATAATCATGAATCAATACACGAGGCTCAAGCGTATGATTTTGGAATAGGTTGATTTGGATATTTTATATTTTATATATGATATATAATAGAATGATTAATAAGATTAATAATAAATCCAAAACATGCTTACAGAAATATAAGTTTTGAACAGGCTGCTTACAAAAACCAGCGGAATTTAGACTATTTAAAAACACGAAAAAGATTTGATTGATTGAAATACATATAAAAAATAAACCCTTGGTACTTTAATTAGTATCAAGGGTTTTATATTATCGTCTTCCAAATATAACGTCTCAATATGTTCAAGGCTTTTCTTTTTGCCCAATACTTGGATGGTTTGCTACAAATCCAGCAGTATCAACTACAACTGTATTTGGATTTATTTTATTCGCGTTAATAGTAGCTGGAGCTATTTCTCCTCCGTTTACAGTTAAAGTATCTGGAGCATCTGCAATAACAATTGAAGGAATAATTTCTCCGGCATTAGCTGTAGTTGCTTTTGAAGCAGGAAATGTAATTGGGGATTTGAGCGACTCAGATGCTAGTCCAGTATTATAACTCTTACCATTTCAATCAAATACCTTAAGTCCTTTGTTTCTAGCGTCTCTAAATGCTTGTGCAAATGTCATAGGTTTAACTGCTGGTTGAGCTACTACTTGTTTTCTAGCTACAGAAAGTGGGGTTGCTGCAAACTGCATTACAGGCACATTAAGTTGTGCTTCTGATGTAAATACTGGCGATTCAACAGCTTGTGGTAGAGCTATATTACCATAAGTTTGCTGTCTTAGATCTCTACCTCTAAGATCTGTATTATTCTTAAGTGCTTGCTTTTGATTATATCAAGCATTAGAAGCTTGTTGTCTTGTAAAACCTCTTTTCTTAAGAGATTGCGTTGCTTGTTTTCTTACGGATGTCATTATACGTTAATATTAAAAATCATTTTTCTTTGTTGTCCCATATTATTATAAAGTCCAAGATGAATTCATTTAACAATTCCTTTATTTGATGACTCTATAATACATTGATCAAACTTTTTATCTTTTAAATATTCTGCTATAAATTTCTTGAATTTATCAAAACTGCCTTGAGCATTTTGCATATCTACAGCTCATCCAAGCATGTGTGCAGATGTGGAAGATCCTCCGACCTTTTTATTAAGTTCCGGACATCTATATCCAGACGTAATATTAATTGGCGATCCTCATGCTTCTCTAATAGGATTAATAAATTCAATTACTTTTTCTAGTCTTTGTTTAACTTCCAAAGATGGAGTATTGTCTATATGATTAGCTATTGCCGTATCTGAATGGCACAGCTCTTCTAAAGTGAAATACTGTTTATACACTATTATAAACTCTAAGTATTTTAGCAAGATAATTAGGGTCTTCAGCGTATCCTCCTTTAACTATACGAGAATAGAAAGTCCTAGCATCATCTGTATTATCTGCAAATGCATTATATCTCTTACCATTTAAAAGAGAAATTTTAGCATTTACATAATCATCTATAGAATCGTAATTTCTAAACTTTTGTATAATCTTATTTCCTTTGGAATCGTGGTCAGATCCTTCGGTATATGAAGCATTCTTATCTGATCCTATAGTAATATTACCAAAATTATAATTACCTACATATCTAGAACCTCATCCAGATTCAAGAGCGTCTTGTGCAACTAAGTATTTAGCATACCTGGTATCCATTCCTCTAGCTTTAAGAGCTTTAGTATAAGCTTCTGTAAGCTCTTTTTTAAATTTATTAGAGTCTTTATATTTTTCACTTTTAGATGAAGCGGTTTCTATTGGTTCTGTTTGATCTTCTATTTCTACAACTTCTATAGGAGGTAATTGTGGTGAATATCCTCTTATATATGAAGCGTCTACTTGAATCGGAGTAAAATCTATATCTAGATTAGGATTCCTAATTTCAGTAAACTTTTTTGATATTGTTGGTTTATAAACTATTGTATTCATAATTAAATATTTTACAAATGCAAATATAATTAAAATTATTTTTATATACAATAAATCCCAGGCTTAAATAGTCTGGGATTTTGTGTTATAAATATTTTGCTATTTGTTTAAGATTAGTAAAATCATAAACTATAGTTCTTGTATTGCCTACCCTACATCTTGATTTTGTGTAATACTGAGAAATTAATCCAATCATAGAATCTGCAATAGCTTTATTATTCATACATAAAGGTAATGTTATATTTAAAAGCTCTTGATATGTAACAGTTAAAGATTTCATACTATGATAGATTTTAGATAGTATTTCTTTGTTTTCAATTTTAACTTCGCATTTATTTTGTTCTTGAACATTCTTTATTACACTAATCGTATCATTAAATATTTTAGTAATAATATTATAATTCTGTATATCTATCTTTTTTAGATTTGGATCATATAATACTTTATTATTTTTTGAACCAAGATATTTAGTATGATAATTATCTGGATCTCCACAATATAAATCATATTGTTTATTTTGAGTTACAATAGAACTCTTTTTTAAATCCTTTGTAAATATTTTTGCTTCCTGCTCTAATTTATCTGAATCAGCAATAAACTCGGATTCTTCTTTATACTTCATATAACGGTGATTAGACGTATTACATATAAAAAGAACTTCATCTTTATAAATAGAATCTCTTAATCTTCCGCAAATTTGTATCATAAGTGTAGAAATATCTACTAGTGTTTGAGAGATGTGAGTATCTGAAATGATAATTGTTTTTCCGATAGGGTCATAAATATCAACACCTTCAAAAGCTGTGGCAGTATAAAAGTTTATTTTTTCAACAGAAGAGTTAATAGAAGATACATGTAATTGACCACCTAGTCTAATATCTTTACCTGCAGATTCTTTAGAGCAAATAGTTCGATATTTTACTTTAGGTTTAATCTCTTTTATAATAGAACGAATTGTTGTTATTGAATTAATAAAAATATGAAGATTATAATTTTGATTATAAGATTTTTCTATTTCTTTGATAACCTCTTTAGATGTAAAATAAGCATTACGAATAGTTATTTTCATTTTAACAGCTTGAGGTCATTCAAGTGTAATCTTTGGTAAGTCTTTAATCTCATCTAATACATTATTCTCATTTAAAGGAGTTGCTGTCATAAAACAGTAATTTTTAAATTTATAATAATTGTCTAATATAAATTTAATAGGCTTATATCTAAATGCATAACTATTAAACAATATGTGATATTCATCTATTAAAAGAAAGTAATTATATGCTTGCTCTTTTAGAACATTCAGTATTTTAGATAGAGCATCATAGGTTGCTATAATTTTTTTATATCCTACAGCGCTTTGTAAAGAGGATGATAATTCCGATTCTGTTATATCTCCATATACTCCGATTAAGTTTTTATACACATTACATTTATTTAATACCAGATTAATATTTGGAACTAAAATAATGCTATCTCTTTTTGCTTCAATTTCCAAAGTAGTTCCTCCGCACCCGGTTATACCTTTGTTAAAAAGGCAATTTGATGGTAATTTTGAAAATTCGTCTGATAAATACTTAGATTTTGGATTTACTTTAATTGTCTTATTCATAATTAGTTATATTAAAAGATTTTGTATGGTACAGGGGGGGTACAAAAAAAGCTTTATTACATGGTACACCCCGGGTATCCCATAGCAAATATAGTAAAAATATTTTAAATATAAAAATGGGTATGTGTTGAGAGAGGGAGGACACATAGCAAAAACGGCCCCCACCCCTTCGGGATGGAAAACCGTTTTCGCTTACAGACTTTTTCCAATATTTAGAGAGAACGAAAAGTAGAACACGCTCTCTCCCGCAAAGTCGTTAAGACAGCTTGGGAAACCGAGAGGAAAGGATGCGGATTAATTGCCTGGTACTGGGATTACTGTACCAACAGCAGGCTTTCGCGGGCTTGCGAACTTAGATGTGCATTCACAGGCTAAGAACCCAGTCAATTAATATTGTTCTACTACTCGAGCATGTCGCTCACGGCAAGGGGATGCCTTAGTACCCGTACATTGATATGATCGCTTCAAATCGTATCGCGTTTAACAATGTTAACTCCATGACAAACAAGGATCTTCTTAACAAGATTCTCAATGCCGGAGCCAATAGAGGGTTGGCATACTCACTTCCAACAGAGGGGAGTATTGAATTTCCGTCCTCTGATAAGGCGGAGTTATCGTGGTCCTTATATAAAGGATCGCCTATGCTAGCTGTGTCTTGCAAAGTAAACGGTAAGCAACAAGACTTACCGATTTACTTGTTGAGACACACGGCGTCTCATCCTGTCGAGGCAGAAGCTCTTGAGGCTTTTCGTAAGTCTCATGAAGCTTATACCGATCTCGCGTGGAGACGAGGTATAGGTGACCTTGAATGGGTCGCCACATTTCTAGGTAAAACTTGGGAGCTTCATACCACTGACATCACTGAAACGGTGACGCGCAATGGTATTGAGAGGCAATTCTCTATGAGGATTGCTGCTCTTGAGGAGCCTGGCGCTCCTAAAACATCTAGAAGAAGGTCTTCTAGATAATCAAATTAAACCCAGCGAATAATAGTAACTGGGTTTAATTTATTTAAAGTGGCTAGATCTGCGCTACGCCACTTTTATTTTTTTGTATGAGCAGCTTCAGCTTCGCCTCGCTTTGCTCGCTCTACGAGGTACAAAGACTAAATCCAATATGTAGTATAAAATAATAATATTAATTTTAAAAAAGGAGATAAAGATTATGGCAATAGTTCCAGATCTTAATAAGGTACCTACAATGTACCTTCAAAACGGACTTTCAAAGTCCAATGTAAAAAACGGAAGCAAGACCGTGCTTAAAGATAAGCACGTCTCGTTTACAGGGTACGGTATCTCGAATGATGAAATAGTCGTGTTTGGCGATTCAGCATTCTACGATAAACCTGGAACAATTAAACTTGTTCCAACTTATCCAGGCTCTCGTAACGAGTCTGCACTTGTTCTTGTCACCCGTATAAGAGGCGATAAGCACAAGACCGATTGGTTTAATCTTGGTACGCTTAGTCGTCAGATGAACCAGGCCGATGGTAAATCAATAGCTATTGACGAATTTCGTCAAGCTATGATTGACCTCGGTAATGACGAGGCTCGTCTTGAAGCTGTAGCAGGAAAGGCGATCGCTGTAACTGGATCAGTAGACGGATATGTTCCTAAATTTAATAGGAACAGGGATGCAAACGGTAGGTTATCGTTTGAAGTCGTTAAAGACGAAAACGGTAACCGTGTAATGGAATCACAGGAGTTCAATACGATTGACTTCTGTGATGTACCTACAGAATAAAATGCAGGTACTTACATTACATGGTAATCACTGAGATAACTATATCATAACCAATATCGGCAAAATTTATGTTGATAATGGTTATGATTATAGGAATCTTAGTGGTTATTGAGTTTTAGAATTTAATGGTACTTTATATAGTATCATTAAATTTATTAATCCAGAGTAGCTTGATCGCTTATCTGGGTTCTCTTATAGGGGATCACGCGTTTCTTCGTTGGTCATATTTTGTTTCTTATGATCCCCTAAATCTCCTCAGCAGTGATGTTCAGGAGATTTTCTTAATCTACCATTTCATATAAATGAGGTATAGTATGATTTGGTTTAAAACCTTCCTGTGTACAGGTTAGTAACAGGAGCCTCATATGTTTTTTTATTATGATTGAAGATAAGTGATTGTACTATACTTATTTTCGGCTGTGTAACTCAGCAAAGGTTCGTACATAATTTCCAGTTTATATAAGTCCTGAAACTGGTTTAATAGTGAGTTCGCTATTAATAAAAGGCATTAACAGGAATGCCGAGATTTATATTGAGTGCGCAATCAATATAGACATACTTCTTTATATGGTTAGTGTAAATGCCTCCACTAACATCGCGACGTATATTGAGTATGCAAATAAAGAGGCAATTGGTCACAAGTTCTATACCTTTCCGTGGTGTGACTATAAGTATACCTATATATTATATATAAGTAGAAACCAAATAGAACAAACAGTCTTTTGAAATGAGAAAACTCCTACAGCAGTGAATGCTCTAGGAGTTTATTAATTTGTAAACAATTAAACAATTATATTATGTTTTTCATTACAACCAAAACAGGAAATAAAATCCAAGCAGAAACACTTGGTACAGCTGTGGCAATCGCTAAAAGACACGGAGTATTCCCAAACATATACTGGGATAACTACCATATAGGAGATAAGGTCTATAAAGTAGATCCGAATCTTCACTTTGAATACGATTACTATCAGAACTTTAGATGGGATAATAATGATGGTTATCCACCATTTATCGTAGAATAAAAAATAATCCTACCTCAATTATGGGGTAGGATTATTTCAATACTCATAATCTGGATAGATATTATATGGTCATTTATTATAACTATCGAATATTTCTCCAGTATCTGTATTTACTATAACGTAGTGATCTTCTAGAAAGTATAATATTAGATTATTCATATTAAAAATGATATTGTTGTGGATTCTGTTGAGAACGAAGTTGTTGTCTTAACTCAGCAACAGTTCTTTTTAGTTCTTCAATCTCTTCTTCATGTTTATCTATACGATCCTCATGTTCTTTTAGTTTAAATACAATTGCTTGTCCCAATTCATTTAAATGAAATACTGTTTCTTTATCTATTAAGCCAGTTTCTGGATTTTTTGATCTTAAAACAATTTGTTCAGCAAATCCTTTTTCTATTAAGGATTGGTTGGTTTTAGAAATAGTATGCCTATTAAGTCCAGTCTTTTCAGATAGTTCTGTATCTGAATAAGTAACTTTTCCAACACCATCTTCTTTAAACATATATTGCTGTGTACAAAGAATGTGTAGTTTTTCAGCTTTTGTAAGTTTTGGATTATCTAAGAATTCGTAACTAAAAGGCTCAAAAGTTTTTTCGTTATTAAAAGTATATGTGGTTCCAAACCCTTTTTTAGACTCTGTTGTCATATATCCTTTTTTAACAATATCTTTAATTGTTTTTAGTACTGTAGCTTTTGAAATTCCGGTATCTTTAGAAATTCTATCTAAAGAGGGATAAGCTTTCATTGTTGTTTTATTCATAAATCTTCTGATTGCAACATAAACAAGTATCTCATACTTTTGTAGTAATTCTCCATTTTCTTTCTTTGGCAGAATTACAAATTGATTTGAATTTAAGACGACATTTTCCATATTAGTATAATTTTTGTAGTTTTTATACTACAAATATATACATATTAGTTTAATTTTGCAAATTTTTATACAGGTATTTTTATAATAGCATTGGCTATTTTTATACTACTTGTGGTTATATTTGAACTACCATTGGCTAAATTTGAACTACTTGTGGCTATATTTATACTAGAACTATACTTATTCTATACTTATCGTAACTATACTTAATGCGGTTGAATTTAATATTTATGATAATGTATTAATATATGCGCACCAGTTGATACATAACTATACTTAAATACTATACTTATTAACTATACTTAAACGTTTCGTGAAATGTTATCAGGAATTTTATTTATTATATTAACTATAGGTATTGTTGCACCTATAGTCATAGCTATTGTTGCATATGTTGTGGAGGTGATAAATAATGCAACTAAAGACGAGTAATGAGCGTAAAAGGACACTACATCCTTCTACTTTATCTTCATATTATTATTTTCCCCAAATTTCCCCTCAATTGGCCAAATCTTAAAACATCCCTTATATCACTCTGAAATAAAGACGGAATTTATACACAACTCTATTCGTGTCTCGCTGATTCCAAAATATTCTCATATTGATATTAATCAAAAAGGAGAAATAATTTCTGATTACATTATGCTAAATAAAGTTAAAAGCATAACTAATAACAATAAAACATTTAAACAAATATTTAATGAAAACTAAAGAACAAATTATTAAATGGCTTGATGAACAGCCATTTAGCAACAAATTTTATAAAAATGTAGCTTTACAAGGCAGTCAACTACATTTTACTGAAAATTTTATTTACTCTGCTTTTACTTGGGATGACACTCCAGAAGGAGTGATCTTTTGGGGGAAGGTAGAAAAAGATTATATAAATTGGTTTAATTCATCTTCTTTAAATGAGTTCAAATTTGACTATTCAACAGTTAAAGGTTTTCCTTCAACTGTAAATAGATCAGCAAATAAACTGATCATCCTTAATAAGCTATTTATCATCCGAGATAAAATAGCTGGGGATTTCCCTAGATATCTTATAAGATATTTTAATAATGATATAAAAGTAGTTTCTTCTGTTTATGTAAGCGGAGGATTATCTTTTGATTCATTGGAAAATGCTAAAAACTTTCTTGATACTTTTCGGCAAGAATTAGAAGAAGTAAAAGAATATTTGTAAATAGAGCTTTAAAACTCTATTTAAATGGCTGCATGGTGTAATGGAAGCCACGAGGGACTTAAAATCCCTTGGTCCGAAAGGACCGTATCGGTTCGAGTCCGATTGCAGCTACTAATAATTGAAGTATAGTGTAATGGTAACACTACAGATTTTGGTTCTGTCATTTCAGGTTCGAATCCTGATACTTCAACTAAAAATACATATTAAAGAAACATATTAATATATGAATATAAAAACTAAGTTTGAACTTATAAACAATATTTACAATGTGGATTGCCAGAGATAAAAACGGAGAATTATATGCTTATAATTTTAAACCAGTACATTGTGATGATCCTGATTTTTTTACTTGTGCTAAAGATATTATTGAATTAGACCCAGAAGAATTTAAAGATGTAACATATGAAAATTCTCCTAGAGAAATTAAATCTTGTTCTAGTTTAGTTGATCAGGTAAAGTATTATATGGATACCACTCCAAAAGATCAGCTTGATAAAGAGTTTAAAGATCTTGAGAAATGGGATAATGTCGGTCCAACTGTAGATGAATATTTATCTGGAATTAATTGGAAAGAAGTTAGGATTCAAGCTGCAATATCTACTTTACAGGGATTGTGTTCTAATCCAAATGCAAAAACTAGTTCAAATAATTCTATTACCGATAAAGCCGTTTATTATGCTGATAAACTAATAGAAAGCTTAAAAAAGTAATAATTGTTTATAAATCATATTTTGCTGGATAGAAGAATGAATTTTATAAAAATTACTAAATTATTTTACAATGTGTTTTGTTACATGTATAAATCGTACATTTAAACATAAAATGTACACTAAATGGCCTTTTAAAAACACAAATCTTTTGTGGGAATCTATATCCAAAGTAGCAACAGAAGATTTAGTTGTATATAAAATTGGAAATACTTTTGCAGATGAATTTGTAAGTTTTTATCATTCGTTTAATTATATTCCAAACAAAGTTTATTCAGTTAAGCCAGAAATCACAATACATTGTATTTCTGATATACACATTCATCAAGGGTTTCATAGTTATAAGCATGCTGTTATAAAACATAAAATTGTTTTTACAAGCCTTGTAATACCTTTAGCAGAAAAAGTAATATATATTCCTGGAACAAATAATGATTTATGCCTTGCAAAATTCATAATTCCGAAAGGTTCTAGATATATAGAAAATGATAATAATGAAATTGTGTCAGATAAAATTCTGTTTTCAGAAATAATTATTTAATGTTTGGTAATCCAAGAAGCTAATTGGTATAAGCGCCTGTAAGGGAGATAAAGAGTTCGATTCTCTTCTTGGATCTAATTTTATTTATTATGAAAAAGTTTTTACTTATTTCTTGTCTTACATTAATTAGTTGTGTTCAAGAGTATCAAGTTTCATCTTTAGATGTAATATTATCTGATAATAAACAACATTTTAATGATGTAATAGTTAAAATCGAACCTACCAATCCTAATTCTTTAAAAATATCTATCACCCCTAATAAGATTTCAAATTTAACTAACAGTTCTAAAAAATTTCTATTTAAAACAAACGGTGTTTATTATAAATCTGGAGAAGATTTACTTTATTTAGGTAGAAATTACGCATCTGTAATATCAAGATTATATGAATTAAAATCTCAAAATATTATAGATGATAATGTTATAGATGAATTTAATAAAATAAATAAAGAAATTGAGGATAAAAAGCAGAGTCTTAGAGGTTATAATACAGTGTTAGGAACAGTTAGCAGAAATATGTTTTAATATGAAAAAGTTTTTACCAGAAATCTTTTTGATTTTTGAACTTATTATTGCATTTATAGTATTTGATTATAATGCTTTGGTTGGTTTGTTTTGTTTAACGATAACTCCATTATTATATGGTAAAATGCTCGATCTATCAGAACGAAAGATTGATAGAGATTAAATGGTTCTATACTGTTTTAAAAGCTAATGCTTATTGTAAATACATACTGCCAAAAATATATGGTTTTGGAAATTATTATTATGTAATATGGAAGAGTTGATATTCAAAAGACCAAAAAATGTGTCTGATTTAATTAAAAAGAATCCTAGTGTAAAAAAGTTATTCATCTTAAATAACGGGGTTATCAAACTTAATTTTGAAGCCCAAGAATTTGGTTTTACATTTGATGATTTCAAATTAAATATGCGATTTATACTTAAAATAAATCGTAATTTAATATCTAGTGAATATCATTATTGTTATGTAACATATAAACGTTGTAATGTAATATTCTACAAAGATGAAACAACAAATAAAGAAAATTATATTACAACAGATTGTTCAGATTTTAAGTATAGAATATTTCCAACTAAAATACTTGCTGGAAGTAAAGAAAATATGAAAATAACATGTTCATGTAAATTGACAGAAATTATTTATGAGTAACAATTCTCCAGTCCCTGAATGCACCATTTATACTGGAAGACCTGGAGTTAAGCTTTCTTCTTCAAAAGCTGCTGTAACAGCAATAGTAAGGCAACTTTCTATTGTATTCAAAAATGGAAAAGATGATGTAAATTATACAGCATCTATTCAGCAAACCCTAAAAGGAATTGCATCACCTTCTGTTATTTCTGCATTTAAAAAGGTTGCAGTATCTAGAAAGGTATTTGTAGAGCCAGCACAGGGTAAAGTAAGGTTTCGTGAAGGTATTTCAGAACCTAACGATAGAATGGTGATTTCTCTTTTAGAGGAAATGTCTCAAATATCTAGACCTCATACTGTTGTAACATCTGAAAATCCACTTATCAAGTTTACTGATAAGGATCTTGCAGATGAACTTCGTAGAAGAGGTTATGAGTTTACAGCAACCAAAACAATAACAGTTAAACTTTAAAACAATGAGAGGAATATTTATTACTAGGAGAATAAAAGAACTTGATTCTAAAGGAAAAGAGATTCTTGTTCAAAGAACATTTCGTTGCAGAGTAAATGCAGCAGTTCCATTTGATCATAAAATGGTTAAATATGAACGGGCATTGTAGTCTTTACCGTATGGAAAATGGAGTTGAATTCCTCGGATATACAAAACAATCCGAGGTTTTCAATTTTCCAGAAGCATATCCTATTGATTTAATATTATCTGATGTAGATCCAATAGAATATTCAGATTTACAACTTATAGCATTAGATGAATGGGAACATAATAAACGAACTAGAGATAAACGTCTTGAGGAAGAAGGTATTAAATCATTTGATGATTTATACAAAGCGAATATTCTTTTAAAGAGAGGCTATCTTAAAAAATCTTCGTATATTAGACAAGCAATTCTTGATAAATATGCAGATGTTCTTGATTTTTGTAATACAACGGTTATAGATGAACAGTAAGAATTATTTTGTTTCTCCAAATATTATTGAAGAAAGAAAGCTTAATGTAGCATCAATGACTGTATTTGATAGATTAATGATGGATAGAATTATATTTATCGGTACAGAAATTGATGACGATGTTTCGAATATAGTACAAGCTCAACTTTTATATTTAGCGTCACTTAACCAGGACGATATAACATTATATATAAATTCTCCCGGTGGTTCTGTTACAGCTGGATTGGGAATTTATGATGTAATGCACCATATATCACCTAAAGTTAATACTGTATGTACTGGTTTAGCCGCATCTATGGGAGCTATCTTACTTTGTGCTGGTAATACTAGATCTATTCTTCCTCATGCTAAAGTTATGATACATGAGCCTAGTTCTGGAGTTATTGGTAAATGTTCAGATATTCTTATAGAAGCTGAAGAAATCAAAAAATGTAGAGAAGAGTTATGTCAAATACTATCAAAACATACCAAACAGTCTTTTGAAAAAATTATTGAGGATGTAAAACTTGATAATTGGTTCACTGCTCCAGAAGCTGTTGAATATGGATTGGTAGATAAAATTATTTAATTATTAATTTTTGTTTTTACTTAAGTGCTTGTGGCTACAAACAAGGTTAAAAATTGTAGCGCTATGCTGGAATCGTCTAACGGTTAGGACTCAAGGTTCTCAATCTTGCAATAGTGGTTCGATTCCATTTTCCAGTACAAAAATTTTGAAATATGAAATATAAATGTTATTATTGTAATATTACAAATAAAGGAGCTTGGTGGTGTAATTTACAACTTACTCCAAATGATAATTGTAAAGAATTTAAACAAAATGAAAATATATTTAAGACACTTACATCAAAATAATACTACAAAGAAGTTCTCTGTAGCTCAGAGGTAGAGCACGTATATATTATCTTGTATAAAGATAGTTCAGCAATTACTTTTTTATATTTGTAATCTCGTGGTCGTTGGTTCGAGTCCAACCAGAGAACCCATTTAAGGCTAAATCTGCATTTATTATTAGTGATGCAAACACCTCCTTTTTATTTTAGCCTGTTATTAGAATAGTTCAGCATATTACTTATATGATAATTAATTGTTTTCTTCCTATGGTATAGAGGGAGAATAACCTATTCTGTATTCTAATTCTCCCTCTATACTTTTTATTTATTTTTATTATGAATAAATTTATTGAAGCTATGACCACCAAAGATGCATATACTGCTAATGGTGCTTTAACTAATTCAACAAGTCTTAATGCTTGTCTTGATTTCTTTTCTGTAGCTGGTTCTAGAACTGATTTGAAAGAAACTTTTTATAAAGCTTATGCTGAAAATCCAGAATTAGCTATTAAAATATTGTTTTGGTCTCGTGATTGTCGTGGTGGTGCTGGTTCTAGATATAATTTTATTCTAGTAATGCAATCGTTGCAGAATGTGTATCCAGAAATATTTTCTAAAATATATAAGTTTATTCCAGAGTATGGTTATTGGAAAGATATTTTTAAATTAAATCCTACTCAAGAACTTGTAGAATTTGTTGCAGAAACACTCGCTTCTGAATCAGATCATTCTCTTTGTGCTAAATTCATGCCCCGTAAAGGAATTTGGTTTGGTTTGGTACGTAAAGAACTTGGTATGGAAGTTGCTCAATTTAGACATTTTATAGTTGCTAAAACACAAGTTGTTGAGCAACTAATGTGTTCTAATAAATGGAGCCAGATTGATTATTCAACTGTTCCTAGTATTGCTGGTTTAAGATATTCTAATATATTTAGAAATCACGATCAAGAAAGGTATGATAAATACGTTCAAGACGTCAATTCAGGTAAAGAGAGGATAAATTCAGATACTCTATATCCTGGAGATATTTATCATAAATATAATCCTAATCCAAGTTGTTATAGCTGGGAAAGAGAATCAAATAAATGTGATTCAGATGTAATTAGAGCATTATGGAATAATCTTCCTGATTATATGTCTAATTGCAAAGAGAATATTCTTCCAGTTTGTGATACTTCTGGCTCAATGTATAGTGGTGTTGGTTCTACTAAACCAATTGATGTTAGTGTTGGTCTTGGAGTTTATATTGCTGAACATAATAAAGGAGATTTTCATAATTTCTTTATGACATTCTCAGAACAACCAGCATGTGTACGTTTAACTGGAGATGATGTTATTGGGCATTTTAATCAGTTAAATTCAATGGAGTGGGGATTTAACACAAATCTTCAATCGGTGTTTGATTGCTTGCTTAATCAAGCAAAAAGACATAATTTAAAAGAAGAAGATATGCCTACTAAATTGTTACTCATTTCTGATATGCAATTCGATGTTGCATGCACAAATAATAAGAATACTAACTTTGAAGAAATTGAAAGAAAATATTCAGAAGCAGGTTATAAAAGACCTGGAATAGTATTTTGGAATGTTAATGGATCAGCAGGTAATCTGCCAGCAATTCTAAGAGATAAGAATATAGCTCTTATTTCAGGTTATTCACCAGTTATTATAACATCTGTTTTAAATGGCGAATTTCTTGATCCTATGCAAGTAATGCTAAAAACTATAAATTCAGAAAGATATAACTCAATTATCTTACGATAGTGATCTATTGTTAGTGTTTTTGAGATTGCACTTAAGAATAAAATCCGTTTCAGGTTTGAGGTGCAAATCGAATTCCTGTAATGCTTTAGTAAAGAAATTGAAAGAGCGCTTTTAAAACCTCATTAAATATATCGAGTAGGTTGAAATTCCTTTTAGGTTGACGGTTTCCCTAATAAAATAATTGCGTTTGTAGCTCAGTTGGTAGAGCACAACACTTTTAATGTTGGGGTCACGAGTTCGAATCTCGTCAGACGCACTATTAAAGAATAGTTCAGCTTTTAGTTAATATTGATAAAACTATTCTGTTATTTAAGGATACTTCAGCTTTTTATTTTTTATAATTGCAAACTATTTTTTTTGTATCCTGTTATTAATCCCTATGGTAGTAATATCATAGGGATTATTTTTTTTATTTACATTATGATTATTTGGAAGTATAAAGAGAGTTGGTATAAAGCTATATCAATTCCTAAAGATTTAGAATTAAATCAAGAAACGATTGTTTATGTTCCTAAATGGGATAAATGTTATTATTTACGTATTTTAGGAAAACATGGAAATGGTTCTAGAGAAAAAGCATTTATAGAAGATATTTATACTGGTAAGCAGTGTTGGATTGAATCTAAATGGATTAAATTAGTAGTTAAATATGGCAGCAATAGATAAATGTTATGTAGATAATTATAAAGATTATCTAGAATTTTATAATTGGATTAAAGATAAAATTTTTACCACTCCTAGAGGAAATAAAATTATCGCAAAAGATATTTTATATTGTCTTACTCCTAATGCGTTTGATAAACCTCCTGTTCCAATCTTTAATAGTCCAATATATTTTGATAATTGGTTATATCATAATTGTCCTTTAAAATTTATTCAAGATTGGCTTCAGGATAGATATTTTAGAAGTGGTTATACTAAAGGGAAAGAAAATGATGTAACTAAAGAATTAAAAATTCCTGAATATACACCTTGTACTAAAGTTAAAATCATTAAGAAAGGTTTTGGCGAGAAACCGTGGAAACAATATAATAGTTATACTAATAAGAAATATGGCGTATGGTGGGTAGACATAAGAGACGAGAATGGTAGTTATTGGTATAATGAAGATAAAGATTATTGGCTTTTGCCTGACGAAAGTGACGTCTGGACTACTTCTACTTGTAATTACAAATTATCTATTAAATCTCTTATTCGTAAAATAATTAAAACTTGGAAATTGCCAAAAAATTGTACTGTGTATGTGAGTGGTAGGTTAGTTGGTGATGATTGGATTTTGAAAACTAAATAGTATGTGGATTATCAATTGTTTTAAACACTTT